ATTCTCATTGCTTCTTCCTTGTCTATGTTTAAGTCTTCATACTTAAAGCCACGAGGAAGTCTACCAGACGCACCTAATCTACGAGCCGCTTCACGTTTTGCACTTTTTTCTTTATACATTACATAGTTACTTAACCTGCCACTTTTGCCAGGCCATTTTGCAAATATTTTTTGCATAACATTATCTTGTTGCCAATGAGGGAAGTCAATATCTACATCAGGTAAATCATCTCTCAACGGATTTAAAAATCTTGCCAACGGTATTTTCCATTTTATAGGATCAACATCAGTAATGCCTAACAGATAACAGACTAAACTGCTACCAGCACTACCACGTGTCATATGTGTAATGTCTTCAGTTAACTTTAGTACGTCGCAAATTGTAATGAAATATTCTGTGAATCGAAGTTTAATAATAATTTCTAGTTCTTCGACTAGCCGAGTTTGGTACTCGGGTTTGGATGGTATTTGCCTTATAAATCTGCCTAGTATTTGTTCTATCTGAGCCTTTGCGTCTTTTGGTATCTTCATTGTTGCCTCGATTATGCCTAAGTTGCCTATCACACCTAAGTGTGCAAACATATTTAGTATTGCATAGTGTTCAATGAGAAATTTTTGACTCTAATTATTTGTACTTTTTAGTCCGGCAAGCATGTCTTTTAGTTTACTGCTTTGTACACTTGCAGTAATTTTTGCTTCATTGTCGTCTGTACTATTTGTATTGTCTGTGCTTTTTATCTGATTGTATATACTACTACTTTGTTTTTTAAACTGTTGATATTCTGCATCTTCAGCCAAGTCACGTATTCTTAAACTGTTGACATCAAACTCCAAGTCAACCTTTTGTCCTACACCACTACTACTTCTAGTTTTCATAAATTGTATTTGATATCTACCACGCTCACGCATTGCTCTACTTGTAAAAATACCAATAACATTATCAGCAGTATTAATTTTACTAATACCACCTGCAATATGCGAATGGTCAAATTCAATCTCTTCAACTGCCGCTCTATTCAACTGCGAAGCAGTTACCATTACTATATCAAACTCTTTGGCCAAGTTACGCAATTCTTCACTAACATACTTGTCTTTAATAAACTGGTCATTTGGACTTACTTTTGCACTTACTGGCATAAGCAAATCTAAGTAATCAACACAAATATAATCTAGTTTTACATTAGTTTGTATTTGTAGTTCTTTCAAATATGCTCTCATATCATTGATGTTACTTTGTGCCGGCATATACTTAATTCTTAGACTACCAGACTTTTTACTAGTCATACCAAGTTTAAGTTCTACAGAGTCCATATCTTTAAATATATCTTTACTTGGAATATCTGTAACCATACTATCAATACGCATAGCACACAAACCTTCACTAAGTTCTAGTGTTAGATACACTCCATTAAGTCCTGCTAGTGCCCAGTTCACTGCCATATTTTGCATAAACAAACTTTTACCACTACCACTACCACCTGCAAATATATTCAACTCGCCTTTGTTGAATCCACCAAACAGTTTTCTATCCAATGCTGGCCAGCCTGTACTTATTTGTCCATTGCCATCTTTTAGTCCCATCAATCTAGCTCTTGGATCTTCCCAATATTCAATTCCAAGATCATTTGTTAAACTAATCTGTACTGCATCTTTGATTAATTTTTCTACTGGATCATATGTTCCTTTTTCTAACAAATCTGCCGCTTTAAGTATTGCACGTTCTAGTTCTTGCCGGCGTGTAAACTGCTCAAACTCTTGCATAAACCAGTCATAGTGCCCACTGTTAACATCTGTAACTGGCTTTAACTTAGTTTTTGCTACTACATTAACCTGTTCATATGTAGGCATAGTACTATGCTCAGCAGTATGCTTCTCAATAAACTTTGCCGCTTCTCTTAAACTTTTATCAAAATTTTCACTGTTAAAAATATTTTGCACACGAATAAAACTTTGTGCATCACTTAACATCATTTCAAGAAACAGTCTTTGTAAATCTGTATTATATTCAGTTGCCAAGTTTCTTCCTCATTAATTCTATTTTAATCTTACTATTTTGTTTACCTTGTATAATAGTCCATAACGTATATAGTTTACCATACCTATCAATTGCATCACTTACATCTTTAACTTCACTGTGCCAATCTGGAAAACTAACATTCCATCCATACTCAAGTGCAGAGTCAATTAATTTTTGTCCTGCTTCATCTCTGTCTGGAACAACTATAACATCTTTGTATAAGTTATCAATCACATCTGCTTGTGTTTCACTTACCATATTACTGTTTATGCCAACGCCATCAATCTTAAGTGCGTCAAATGGACCTTCAACTACTATTACAAAACGATTGTCTTTTCTTTGATTCTCTGTGTTAAAAACATATCCTGGTTCCATTGCGTTAAAATACTTTGGACTTAAATCATCATCAACTGCTCTACCTGTAAAACCAATTGTTTTGTTTTTCCAATTAAATGGCACAATTAATCTTCTATTCATATTTGCCGCACGAGCAGGACTCCACATAAGTTTATTTAATTTATCTTCAAGTCCTCTAGAAATTGCATACTCAACTACTTTTGCAATTTCTTCATCTTTGCCTTGTGGGTTGTTTATCCACTGCATCAAAGTTGCACTATCTTCAGGTAACTTTCTTGTTTTAAAAGTAACTTCTTCTTTTACATCAGTTTCATCAAATGCATCATCTACCAACTCTTTGATACGAAGTGCTTCAATTGTAAGCCCTTTGATTGTATGATCTTCAGCACCTAACCACTGAAATAACTTTCGCATTTTGTAGTTAAATGGACGTCCGGCTTTATAGTTTGCTTTAAAGCCACAGTTAAAACAATGATAACTAACACTTCCGTCTGCATTTGTAATCACACCACCACGCCCGCGTTTATCAGGATTTTCTCCGTTGTGTTCGCAACACGGCCCACTAAAACTTATCCAACCACTTGGACTTGTTTTCTTTTTACTAGGCAGTATGCTAACAAGTGCTTCTTGTATAGTGTTAATCATACCTATATTGTAACATAAAATTATGGACGATACAAGACTTTTTCAATAGTACCCGCAGTTTTATCTGATTTAAATCTTACTGCCGTAAATACTCCACTGAATGTCTCATATTGCGAACCTGTTGCAGTGGTGTATGTCTTACTAGAAACATCAATCCAGTCATTATCATCTGTAGGTGGCGTAGTTTCTAGTGTTACTTGCACAGTAATAGTTCCTGTATACCCATTTAAGTAATATTGTGCAGTGTGTAATGCATTATTTTGATTCATATGTGGATAAGATAGTGCATAATCACTGATGTCAAGTGTAGTTGATGCAGTCATTGTATCAAAGTTTAATATTTTACTTGGTGCAAACGTTGCATACGGAGTATCTGATACTGTTAAATCTCCATCTGCATCAAAAGTAGGCCCACTGTATACCACAGTGCGAGCTCCACTTGATGTTTCTTCGTGTACACTGTAAATATATCTTCCGCCATTTGCATCTTTAAGTGTAGATTCTGTAAATGCAAAGTTTACAAAGCCTTTTTGTGTGGCTTGACTCGGATCTGCTATGGTACCGGTTACATCTTTGATAACTACTTTAGTAGAAGGGTCTATTATATTAAAGACAAAGGTTTTACCGGCTATATTAACCGCCTTTTGGTCAACATCTAGTAGTCTTAATTGTATGGTATTATCAATACCACGATAAAGTTTTAAAGGACGAGCATACACAGTTCCACTCCTATTTGGTGTTGCAGTATTGGGCGAATAGATTACGCTCAGATACTGAGTTTTTAAATAACCGTTTAGTTTTTGCATTATGTTTTTTGATCCACATTATATGTAAGTATTTATTTAAAAAGGTAAACATGGACGATCTGCTACAAAAACTCATACTTAAATTTCCATTTATGAGTCATGTCAAATATGGAGATAGTGAATATATTGGTATCGTCCAAAATCGTGATGCACATTGTACTAGTTTTTACAATTACGAAAAGATTACCGATCCAGATCTTAAAAAATTATTTCTTGAATTAGGTGATGCTTGGTGGTGGGAATCTAATAGAATGATTCCAATTAATATTTTTCTTAAAGAAGAATGGGCACCTTTTCGTCCATATTTAACTACATTTGTCAGTAAAGATTGTAATATAATTGCAGGCCCAAACGTTAGTTTAAGTGATTTAAATAAAAAACGTACAAAAAGACGTAGCATACAACTGGTTAAAAAAGTAAATTAATCGCCAGCACCTGCTTTTTCACTTAAAAATTCTCTTTTATCTGGTACATCAGAATTCATTTCTCTATTATTTGCATCAGCATCTGGTAATGGATCTCTTTGATTTGTAATTACTGGCCATTTTTCAGACATATCCGTGTTAATTTTCATCCAATAATCTAATTCAGTGCCTGCTAGTGCAGTATCAGGAACAATAGCACCTGCAGGACATTCAGGTTCGCATACTCCACAATCAATGCATTCATCTGGATTGATTGCTAAAAAATTTTCACCTTCATAAAAACAATCAACAGGACACACACTAACACAATCAGTGTACTTGCATTTAATACAATTATCTGTAACCAAATATGTCATTGATATTCCTCACAAAGCAAGTTAATATGCACTGCTACTAGATGTGCATATGCTACTGCATGAGCTTTTTTAAAATAATATCCACCATCTTTTGGCTTGTTCCATACTGTTTGTGCTATTTCTTTCCATGGTTTATTTTGTAAATGTGCTTTTGCTGGGCGAATAATACTCAACATCATTGCCATCCTTGGAATACTATCAGGCTTCATACTACAAATTAAATCATAATAATTACCTATATGAATAACCTTTTCACAAAATTCTTTACTTCGCCATAAAAGTTCCCATAATGGCTCTTTGTTTGATAACTCATCTAAGTGTTGTGGACTTTTTACTTTTTGATATACTGCTACATTTAATAAATCAAGTTTAAAGTATCCACGATCCTCAGCAGTTTTATAATCGATAGTTGCAGTACCAGTTACTGGATCTGTTGGAATATCAATGTAATAAACACCAGTATTATGTTTTTTAATTACTCCATGTTCAGACATCATAGCAGGTGTGCCAGGTAGAACGTTAAGAAGATTATCTCTACTAGCAAAGTCTAAATCAACGTCAGGTAATTTACTCATAAGCCTGCATCCTTTAAGGCACTTTTTACTATTTCAGTTTCGTTGTGATATTTTATAAAATTCTTTTGCCAAAAGTCTGGATCAATATATGGGTATATTAAAGCAAGTTGTTCTTCATTTACTTTGCTTAAAAAGTTTACACCAGATTCACAATTAAAAATTACCCAACTACTAACACGCCCATGTACAACATCATGACAAATTTTTGTTAACTTACCAGCAAAGAAGTAAGTATTAAGTTGTACTTCATGTTCATCTGCCCAATTTTCCATAGTTTTTAAACTACGAGATACTGCATCTTGCCAACTTTCCACTCTCAAGTGTGCATCAATATACTTTTGGTAATGTACATCATATGTCCATTGATCAAGTTTTATATTATTATCAATTACCCAATCAATAAACTTAGCAGTATTAATTGCACGAATATCCATTACATGTTTGCCAAATTTTACAAAAGCATTATAGTATGGACTATTTGCAAAGTCTCCATATGTTTTATTTGATGCTCGTGTTGTTCCTTGTGTTTTTTCAAAGAATCTCACATAGGCTTGCATACCAACTTGTACATGTTTGTCTTTTTCTTGTTGCCATCTACGTTTTTGTTCACAAACATGACTGGCCAAAGTTTTTTCTCTACTAAAACCACGATTACAATACTTGCAGACAAAAGGCTTTTCACTCACTTCATAACCCTCTACAGTTTCTTTGGCTATCTCCATTAGTGTGTTCATAGCAGTTCTTTAATTTGTTTGTCATCATAACCAAGATCTTCAAGATACTTTACAATTTCCTTTTTTGTATTTACGGCTGAAAGCATTTCAATTTCATCAGATTTTGCATTTGGATACAAAAGTTTTATTGCTTTTTCAATTTTATTCTTACTAACTTTCTTTTTGCCACCAGGTATCCATTCATGAAATGCAGTACCCATTCCAGGACTTGCAGTTGTTAGTAAAAGCCATTGTAGTTTAGGATGTTTTGCTAATTCAAAGAAGTGTGTGTTAACACGTTTGTTTGTAGCAATTAGCCACCATTCTTGTAATGCTGACTCACCTCTAACACTACTTGCATAACGGTTCATAAGAAAGGCACTAAAAGCCTTCTTTTCTTCATCACTAAGGTTGTCGTAAAACTTTTTATCTTTACGATCCATTGCACCTAGTACTTTGTTCAAAGGAAGTTTACTTGCCATTGTTGCTTTCTAAATTATTAAAATAATGATAACACACTTTTGTATAAATTGCAAGAACCTAAAAGTATTCTGCAAATGCACATTCAAACATTGTTGCATCATCTATGTTTTCAAAGTTAATACGATACCAACGTATATTATCTTTGTCCCAGTATACGTCAATATTTACACCTTCATTTACCATTTTGCGATCTGAGAAAAAAGTTATTACACTTTCAATTAAAGGCCGTTGAATTAGATTCCAATCGTCTTCACCACCAGCATTTAGTCT